CTTACACACACACACATTCATTACGTATACACATACACATTCTAGTCAGTCTTTTCCATCCACATCACCCGTCACTCATTACCATCAAAGACGTGCAAGAACAAAACCAAAGCGCACTTTGACCCATACCGTCGTGCCCTTCAAACTTAGCCACCCAAAATCTCGGGCTTTGCATGATGCCAAGCTAGTGGACGACCTCTACGGCCCTATAATATCCGAACACATCCCTGTTGTTCCGGAGAAGTCGTTCAGCTCTCTGCTGGCTGCCGTCGATAAACGCTGCAACTACTATTCTGGTTCTCGTGTTCATAGTAGTTTAAATGTTGCTAACTCCTCACTGTTGCTCTCTTTGTGCCCTGCCCCGATGGCACCCATTGAGTGGTCACCTCAGTTGTTTAGAGTTTGGAACGAGCAGTTCGAACCCGGCAAGCGCGTCAGGCAGGAAAAGGTTAGTGGGCTGGTGGACTCGATCACCAGCAGGCAGTTCAGCGACAAGGAGATCTTTGTCAAGGCGGAGGCCCTCATCAAGCGACATGACCAGTCGTGGGCCCCAAGGATTATATACAAATCCAGCGACCTTCACAACGTTCTCCTTGGACCGATCATGCAGGAATGTACCCGGCGTATGTTCTCTTGCATGGATCGGAGTCAAGATTCTCCGCTGGTTTTAATGGGCGCGTATAAGAAGACTACTGACCAACTCTGCGAGTTCGTGGATCGCACTGGTGGTTGTGATAGCAAATTCATAAGCGCAGATTTTACGTCCAATGACTCTAGCCAAGTCATGGACGTGGGTATGTTTGAGATCCGCTGGCTCCTGCATTTCGGGGCTCCCCGTTGGGTAACTGCATTCTTACTCCAGGCCAGGTGTTTTTCGGCAACGAATTACACCTATGGTGTCAGAGTGAGGATAACTAATCAGTTGGCAACGGGTGCTCAGTCGACGACGTTCCGCAATTCTATGTGGAATGCCACAATAATGCGGGCGTTCGTGGATAGTCTTGGGCTTCGTGCTCGCGCGTTGGTTTTGGGAGATGACGGCCTGATTTCGGTGCAAACGAACTTATCAACCAAGGTGCTGGCTCGCCAGTATCGTTACGTTAGCAAGCTTGCTTGCATGGTTGTTAAGGTTTCGTTTTCCAGCACCGTTGAGGGTCTGAATTTCCTTTCGCGTTTCTTTTGGCGTCTACCTACCGGTCTGGTTATGGTACCTCTTTTGGGCAAGGCACTTGCGAGGTTCAACGTTTGTCCGTCTCCGCACATCCCTCGGGATGAGTATATGGCGGGCAAGTGTTTGAGCTACTCTTATGAGTTCCGCAGTTTCCCTGCCCTGTCTGGTTTGTTCTTAGCCAAGTTCGAATCCATTGGAGCTTCTAGGCTCTCGTTGGAATCTCTTGGCTGGCATTCCAAAGGGGTATTTCTAGACTTAGGTTTGGTGGGCGTTCTGAAAGCCATCTCTTTGGGTGTTCATAGGGGTGACGTCTTTGACTTCACTCCTATTGTTCACCGCCTTTACGGCCTCACAGCCGTAGACTATTACCAGTTTCTTTTCCGTGTGCTTTTTGGCACAGAGAATCTGGATGCGATGGCTCTTTCTTGTTTGACGAGTGAGTGGATGGAGGGTTGACGCTTTCCAAACCCGTGTATACGGATGAGTATTGGCGC